GGGATGGTGCCTGTGACTGAACTCCAACATGACCACCCGATGGCGCTAAAAACCTGGTAATATACGAACGTCCAGGCCGCCAATAACGGGAGACCCAATTAAGCGGTTAGTGACAGTTTTGATTGCGCAGCATAGTCGTGAATCCCTTTCAGTTGGGTAAGCCGATGAGCATGCGCCAATCATATCTGACTATTCCGGCAAATGGGAACACTTAGTAACACCAGCTTTGGGATGTCAGGGAATCCATGTGTGGGACGTATTATGGTACGACAGGAGGCCGACGGCAGGGCTACATGCTTACTGCGGGATAACCTGTGTGCTGTCTATTCGATTTTCTTGTTGTCTTAACCGGTTCTGCAATGAACGAGGTGAAAGATGGCGCCGGCATTAATGATCAACACAATCACTAATCCCCCCCCATGCTCTTGGGATAAACAGAGCACAGTGGTATCTGTATCTTGCCAAGGCCGGCGGGCGGCCCAAAGCCCGTGCTGGAATCATATTCCAGCCCATGTAGAAATCGCGGGGATGTATTTGGTGCTAATACATCTCGCGACGGTGGAGAAGAATCCGGGGCCGACTTATTCCGACATCCAGCGCGCCAAGCGCCAGTTGGCCCGAGTAAAGAAGCAGGTTGAGAAGGCCAAGGTCAACCGGCAGGTACGAGCAGACCAGAAGCGCGCAGCGCGGACGCGCGAGGACCTCGCTGAGGAGGGTGTCGAGCCTAACCCTGGGCCGCATAAGAAGGGCGACAACGGCAACAAAACATATGCCGAGGCCGTCATCGGGTCCGAGGATAAGGGAAAGGAGAAGGAGCCAGCGACAGCCAGTACATCGGAGCCTTACGTTGTCGCTGAGGATAAGAGCGGGGCCCTAGCCGCTCACGAGAAGAATAACGCCCCTAAGGTTAAGAAGTATAAGAAGGGGCAGAACCCATCTCGTGGGAAAGGCTGGAGCGGCGCATCGCCTGAGGCTATGGTGATGCGCGGGTGTGGGGCGGCCAAGGTACAAGAGGCCGTCGAGCGAGAGGGGTATCTGGTGAAAGTGGAGGCACTCCGAACCAAGTGGCCTGCCGCACACCGTAATTTCATACATGATGTCTGTTGGGACGACAGCATGTATAAGGAAGTTATGGCCTGCGACAAGGAGAACTGGGATGAGGTGGCGCTAGACCTGATGGGCGAAGAAATGAGCCTTAAGCGCTACCGCATTGGATATGTGCCGCCAGTTGTACCAGTTGCCGAGGAGGTTGGGCCGAAAATCCCGGTTAGCGGTGTTTACTTCGGGTCCCAGCAGTGGAGTGAGGTTCTTCTGAGGAGGTCCTGGCGCCGATGGTTGTTGGTGGCAGCAGCGCTCTTAGCGTTGTGCATGCTCCCATCACCTGGCAGCGTCGACCAAACTTGGAAGTCAGCCCAGGCGTATATCGGTGAAAATTACCCGGCCGCTCTTGAGTGGCTCGGTGATAAGCAATACCGAGTCAAATATAACGCCAACTACTGCTTGGACAAGTGGTACCAAAGCACCGCGAACTGGGATCCGGCGCGAGCACGGCAGGCCCGCTGGTATTATCGCAATACCAAACGGCTTGTGGCCGGCTACGAATCGTGGGACGACTATCTGCTTAAGCGGAACGAGACTTTCGAGTCTCGTTTCGGCTTTCGCCCTATTAAGATAATCATGTTCCGCGAGGGGGTGAAGGAGTGGTTTTATTCGGGGTCGCTTGCGGCAACAGCCGTCAGGTGGTCCTGTTATGTGGTGTATTGGGTCGTGGTAGGCCTCGCGAATGTTGTGTACGTTTTAGTGCACATACCCGTGTGGCTGTATCAGGGCGCTTGCATCATATTTAATTACCATTACTACATCCTAATCTGGGAGGATCCTATGATCCTCGTGGATCTCGTAGTCGGGACCGAGGATTTTACCCCACTAGTACGTCAGTTGGAGTTCAACTTGCCGGAAATGGGATATGTGTCCTGGGTTCTGAGCTTCGCAACGGTCTGGTGGGTAGAGCTTGGTTTCCTACTCCTCAGGCTTTCGGCGATCGCAGCGGTGAGCGCCTACTTGGGCGGCGACATGTGGAACGTTGCATCCGCAGAAGTGCGGAGAATCGTTGTGGATGTCGCAGGTGATAATCGCCTTAGGACCAACGCTCACGTGAGTTTACTACCGAGGCCCGTCTTCGTGCATCAATATAGCGAAGGATGGGAGCTGACGTTCCGCAATTACCTGCCCTGGTATAAGAAGAGATTCTTGCGGTTCGTAGTGGACCACTGGGTTGCAGTGGCCCTCTCGGAGTATGGGGAGGGGGCCGACGTCGAAATTTTCTTGTCCAATGTGCACCAAAAGTTCTTGAGGTGTGCGGAACTAGGTATCCCCGACGTCGACTATGCACGGTACAAGGCTGATACGACTGATTTCCTGAGGTTGCTGCTGACCCCGGGTTTTCATCTCCCCCCTTCGCGCAGGACCAGCGCGGTGGGGGAGCCCGAGTACGTGCTATAGGGGCTTCCCACTTGGCGGCGGTCGGATACCGGAAACGTGAGGTGCCTTTAAAAAGCGCCGACACGTGCCGGGCGAAGATCACCGACAAAGGGAAGCAGCCGAGGGCAAGGTCCATAAATTTCGTCGACTTGCCCGACGTGCCTAACATTCCGGGATTGGCCCCAGTGAGCCCGGATAGGTACGATAAGGATACCGCCATTGCCGGGATCAAGCATAGGTATGCAAGGAACGTACCTGTGATGGATCCCAAGCTCAATCGCCGGTTCAAGAGGTTCGTAGCTAGGTGGGTGAGATCAGCGTATCAACCGCTTAGCTACATTATGAGCTTCGATGAATGGCTGGCAAGCACATCGTATAATGAGCACCGAAAACAACAATTGCGCGAGGTTTACGACCGCATCGTTAGGGGTGAGTTACATTACCCCGAAACTAGATGCGAACGTAATCTGTTCAGGGCAGTGAAGGCTTTCATTAAACTGGAAGCCTATCCTTGCTACAAGAACGCTCGCCACATCAACGCTAGGTGTGATATAGCGAAAGTTGTTTTTGGCCCCATTTGCAAGAGCATGGAGACAGTGGTTTATGAAAATCCTTGTTTCATAAAGCACGTTCCGTTACCGCTCCGGCCCGCTTTATTAAGGTCGTTAAAGCAGACTGGTTGTCGGTATTTAGAGTCGGATCATACGGCTTTTGAGGCCCATATGTCTAAGGACGTTATGGAAGTCATTGAGGTAACAGTCATTGACCATCTCTTAAGTAAATTTCCGAATCTTACGGAGCTCTTTGCGAAAGTCGAAATGGGGGAGAACCACATATCGTTGGATATCGGAATAAAGGTGGTAATGCAGTACTGCCGATGTTCCGGTGATATGTGGACTTCACTCTGCAACGGATTGGTCAATCTGCTGTCGTTCCTGTTCGCGTGTGACTTCATAGGATCTAGGTTCTGTGGGGGATACGTGGAAGGGGACGACGGCATCTTTGCCGTGCAGGGTGCTTTACCTAGCTCCAAACTCATGGAGCGCCTCGGGTTTGAGGTAAAATATGTAGAGCACGACGATCCGGCTACTGCCAGCTTCTGTGGGTTAATTCTCGCAGGGGATGACATTATCCGTGATCCGGTGAAGTTCTTTCAAAGCTTCGGATGGTCGGATAGATTCATAGGTGGCAATGCCGCAACCAAGCGGCAGTTGGCACTCGCTAAGGCACTTTCAGCGCTTTACGAGACGCCCAATTGCCCCCT